AGAGGATTGCAGCGCTGCTCTGATCTTGCTCATTTCAGCCGGCACGACGACGCCGAGCTGCTTGAACTTTTGCTCGATCACCGCCGGATCGAGCTTGGCAAAGCCGCCGGCCTGCTCGGCCGCCTTGCTGATATCGGCAAAGCACTGCTGGCCGGCCTTGCTGATCCCAGCAAGTTGCTGCTCTATTTCCTTCGCGCCATCGAGTTGAATTTCCACCGACAGTTTTGGCATGGCGTCCTAGATGTCGTCCTTGAAGTTCTTGAGAAACGCCTGCTCGATTTGCGCGGCGTGTTGCTTGACAATTTCGATAACGTGAAATTTCTTCGGGATGGTGACCGAATGAACCCCTATGTAGAGGGGCTTGCGATGAGGGTCGCGGTCACTGGCATCGAACAACATCGGCTTGCCGCCAACGGTGGCCGACACCAGTTTTTTCCCTGACTTGCTGGGCGACGGCGCACCTTGCTTGGTCGGTATCCACAGCAGCGGCTTGCCGTGGATGGTCGCGCCAAACTCAAACACGCCGGCGATGCCGTACCGATGCGAAATAGTGGCCTTGGCGTCCAGCGATGGCTCGCCACCCTTGGTCGCCCCCAGCATTCGAAAGCGCAAACCCGAGACCCATTGAGCATGTCTAAATCCCGGCCCCGCGGCTGCGATGTCTTTGCGTCCCTCGTCAACCGCCTCCGATGCGGTTTCGCGCAATGCAGCAACCGCAGCCGTGGCCACCGGCCGTTCCTTTTCGCGGATCATCTTGATCCAGGCGGGCGAGGCCACCTTGACCTTGAATTTAGCGGGCATTTTCAGTCACCCGCCCGCCCCATTCCTTGATCGTCTTCTCGATATCCTTGCCCTCGCCCTGCGCGCCAAGCGCGGCGATCGTCAGCGCGTCGGCGTGCTCGATGCGATCTAGCTGATCACTAAATTCGAGATAGGCCGCGATCTGCCGCGGCGTCAGCGTCATTGCAAAGGCGGGCGGGAAGCCGCGCCGGATAAGGGCTGTGATGGCGATGGCGATTTCCGTAAGCGGACCTTGACTGTCTTTGCCGCCTCGTCCGTTGCGCCGATGACGCTGGTCAGCGCCTCGACGAAGGCGGCTATTCCGTTTGGGAATGTCAACCCGATAATAGCTTTTAATAATCTCAATTGATATTCCACCAGCAGCGTGGCGGCGTGCTGCTCGTATTTTTCCTCGCCGGGATGCCCGCAGCCGGCCGCGATGATTGGGCCGATGGCATTGCCGAACCGCTCGATCAGCCGCGCCCCGATATCACTACCCATGCCGCCGAGCAGTGTGGCGAGTTCGGGAAAGCGCGCCACGATCGCCGCGATGGCATCACCATGCAGGCCGCGCACGATGATCCTGTTGCCGTCGATCTTGACCACCTCGACCGCGGTCGACGGTGCGATGTCCAATAAATCTGCCATGCCGATCTCCCTCACGGTCCCGTAGGCGGTACGCCGTCGCGGATGGTCCAGACGCCGAAGTCGCCGGCCGCGCCCTTCATCACCTCGGCCTCGAGTTCGATCACCGTGAAGTCGTCGGCGTCGGTGATAAAGCTGAAATCCCCGGACGGGATGAACGAGACAGTGGCGTCGAAGTCGACCTGCTGGCCGATGTCGTTGGTGCCGACCACCTTGATGTCGCCGATGAACTCGGCCTTCGACAGGCCCGACAAGGTGACGATGTCCGGCGTCGTGGTGTCCATCGTAGCGAGCGCGAACATGGCGAGGTTTTCCCCGGTGATCTCGTCGAGCGTAACTTTTATCGTCGCGCCGATCTGCGTGATGGCGGTAAAATCTTTCGTTTTGATGCCTTCACGCGACGAGAAGTGTTCCTTTTTGGTGACCGCCGGCGTGTAGATGAACTTAGGTGCGTTGCCGAGGTCGACATAGGCGGCGCCGCCGGTTTCCTTGAAACTGACGATGCCTTTGCCAATGTGATAGTTCTGAACGTTCGGTGACGTCGATGGCATGGCTCATAGATCCTCTATTTTGAGTGCGTACTTGAACATGAACTCAGCGAGCAGCGCCCCTTGTAGCGAGCGGCCCAAGCCGAGGTCGGTCCGGCAGCCGAGATAGCGAATTGCGCCGTTGCCATTCCGTCCGGTCTTGACGATCTGCTCGTTGAGCACGGTGTCGGTCATCACCCGCTTGATCAGCTCCCGCCGCAAGGTGGTCAGATCGGAACCAACCTCGTCGGCCTGCTGTGCGATGACGATTTCTGGGTGCATGCGAACCATGGTCGGCCGGTTGGCGGGCCGCATCGACAAGTCGGACGCGTCGTTGGTTTCCTCGTCGCCGTCGAACACCAGCGCCGCCGGCAATTGGTCTTCCGGGATCTCAATATTGTTGCGCTGGGCAAATTTAATATTCGGAATGCTCGCGACCACCACGAGCAGCCGGGCCAAGATGTCCTCGCGAACGTCAACCAACGGAGTTGGCTTTCAATGCGAATCTAACCTCGCCCATGTCCTCGCCATTCGGGCTGCCACGCAGTTCCCACGAACGAACGATCCAGGTCCGGCCGTTGAAGGCCAGCACCGCATCGGCATAGTTGGTGCGCGCTATGCCCTTTTCGGCGAGCTCGGGAATGCGGGCAAAAGCGCCAGGGCCGACGCTGCGCACCTCCGCCGGCGTGCCGCCCCCGGCTGCGATCGGCAGCACGTTGGGCCGCGTGTCGTCGATCACGGTGATCGCTACCTCGGCGCCATCGCTCCCTGCCACGATCAGCACCGCCGGCACGCCGATCACCGCATAGACCGGGTCGTAGAGCAGCTCGCTACAGTCGATGGTCATGACACCACGCCTCTTTCATCCAGTCACGACGAAATCATACAAAAATGCGCACGTAGGCACTAAGCAAGCCGGTAACCGTATCGGTTGCCGCCTGCAATGGCGCAGTGGGTGCGGCCTTACCGAGCACCTGCAGCGGATCGTAATATTGCACCATCGTGTCGCCATGCCGGACCAATCGGACGCCGCCGGTGGCGTTCAAGCGCTGCTGCATCCGCGCCGCCTGGATCAATAGCATGGTCGCCGCCTTGAGTGCCGGCGGCGCGGCGTCGGGCAGCAGATAACCGCCGCTATAGGTCACGGTGACCGGATCGGTCCAAGCGCCGTCGATGCGCATCTTGCCGGATTGTGGCTCGACCTCGTAACTCGCCGGGTCGAGGACATTTCCCCGCGGCGACTCCACCGAGACGACATCGGCATCGGCGACAGGATAGTGCGTCAGAAACAGGCGCGGACTGTCGAACGACCCGTCGCCGCGCCAGGTTTCGGCGACCTGCTCGTAGGCGAATACGCGCTGGCACATCGTCGCGATGACATCGCTGTACTGGTCGATCCACATCTGCAGTTGCGTGTCTTCGCTGGTATTGGCCGGCGGCAGGCCAAGGATGACCTTGACCTCATCCAGCGTGACGAGCGCATAGCTGTCGGCCGGCGTCAGCACCTTGACCCAAATATCGGCCATCAGCGCGCCTCGTGGAACTGTTCGAATAGCGCGCGCAACTCCAGCATCGGCGCCTTGCTGTTATCGGACATCACCGGCTGCGCCGTGTAGGCCTCGCGGTCGATGCGCCATCCGATGATGGTTGGCCCGGTGGAACCACGTTCGCCACGCGCGCCAGGAGCCCCGTCGTCGCCCTTTGGTCCGGGCTTGCCGGGCTTGCCGGCCGAGGCGATGAGCTGCCAGCCCTCGCCCGGACAGACGCCTGGCCCATCGCGGCGCGCAATGAAGCTCGAGCCGCCGAGCGCGACGATGTCGAGCGCCGTGTAGGTTTCGCCATCGGCGAAGGTGCCGCGCACCGTTGGCATCGCGGCATCGCGGCCGGCCCGCGCCAGGCAGATCCAATCCGCGTGACCCGGCGCTTGTCCGGTATCGCGGGTAGCCTGGAAGCTGGCGCCGGCATGGGCGACGACGGTGCCCGCGTAGTGGACGATACCGGGTGACCAGTCGCGCGCCACCGGCAGGACGCCTGGCTTGCCCTGTGGGCCGGGCTCGCCGTCCTTGCCATCGATGCCGGCACGTCCCGCCGGCCCTGCCGGTCCGGTTTTGCCGGCTTCCCCGCGCTCGCCGGTCGGCCCGCGCTTGCCCTCTGGCCCTGGAATTCGTGCGAGCGCCCGCACCTCGAGGAGCGCCCGCTGCGCGACCGCAAGACAGGTGCCGAGACCATCGAGCAGCGAATATCCTGGGCCGGGAATGGTCATGCTGCCAACATCCATGCGATAGCGGCGGCCTCGTCGTCGTCATGTTGCCCGGAACCAGTGCCCATGAGATTAGCGACCATGGCTGAACCTTTGCCGTGCGTACCGATGACTCCTGAGCCCACAGCACCGGCTCGGAGCATCACAATCCCGGCGCCGATCCGGCCATGATTGCCGGTTGCCACCGCCTTGATTGACAACCGCGCCGCACCGATACCGGCCGATTCGGTGGCTACAGCCCGAGGCTCGATCCGAACCGGCGTTGCGGCGCGGGCGCCAACCACAACCCCATGCGCCTCGCCCTCGAGCCGCGGCAGGATGCCGTAACCGGTGCCCTCGACCAGGAGGGGCCGCTCGGGCGGATAGTAGCCCCCGCCGCCGACCACAACGACCACCGGGACCGGCACGACACCGGCGAACGCCGCGGTGTCCCCGCCCTCGCCAGCCTCGAGCGAACCGATGATCTCGCCGGCCGACGCAACGGTACCGGTTGCCGCAAATACATCGGCCCCTTCCGTTGCGGCGAGCGAGCCGAGCGTTACGACTGTCGCGGCAAATGACCCAATATCTGCGGACTCGGTCGCAGCCAGCACGCCGGTCCAAACCGTAGCAGCGACCGCACCAACAAACGATGCAACGTCACCTTTGTTAAGTGCGTCGACGGTCGGCGTGCTGGCATCGACAGTCGGTGCAGTAGCGTCAACGGTCGGTGCAAAGACCGATGCTTCAAATGCAGCTAGCGTGCCGGTGGACACGGTCATGTCACGTGCGTGATCGTTGCCGAGGTCAGGGTCTTCGTAATAAATTCCTTGAGCGTCAGCGGCGGCGCGCCCTCGATCGCGCGCAGTCGGTTCTCATGGTCGTAGAGCACGGACGTTTCCGGCGCGGGCTCGGGCGGCACCGGCTCGGGCGGCACGTAGGGATCGGGCACGCCGCCATCAGCAAGCCATTGCTCGTACTCGGCGCGGTCGCGATTGGCTGGATCGTTGGGAATGCACGCGCCGTCTGCGGTGCGGATGATGACGTCAGTCGCAGTGAGTTGATATTCGGACATGTTCATAGCCTCGCGTCTGCGGTATACGCGAAGTTAGTGAAAATCGAGCCGGCTATTCCATGCTGTACAAACGCGAATTTGTCTTTCGCGAATGCGCCGCCAGATATAGCACCGCCCGACGCCCACCCAGCAGCGTAATATGCCACCTTATTGGCGGCGCCTACATTGTCAAAAATCGTGACAGTTGGAACCGCTCGCTTCTGAACATACGGGACGACCTGACTAAACGAACCCGAAGAGTGGGCAAACACAAGCTGGTCAAGCCCTGCCGTCCAACCACCCGGAATCACCCCATAATTCCATGAACTTTCCCAGTACCGCTTGCACGTCACCAATTCCTGATCGAACGGCCGCATGATGAATGCCGAGCGCGCGGCGGATGGCGCCTCGATGCCGGGTAGGACGACGACGCCGGTGATGCGGAAGGCGTCGGATGTCGCAGCAACCGCATTCACCTGTCCTGGCGCAGCGGAATAGTTTGCTGCCAACCAGGTATTTGCCGATGGTGCCGTTGCGCTAGAGCCTGCCGCCAGCGCAAAAACAACATTCATTCCAACCGTGTTGTCGGTAGCCCAGACGCCTGCTGTGTCGCCCGGAATGGTGACGACATTGTACTGACCTACGTCAGCAGCACTCTGCGTATAGGTAAAGGCATAGCAACGATTGCCGGCGCTGTTGAGAACAGTGCCGCTGTAAAGGCCCGGCCTGTGGTGGCTCGTCCAGAAGCCCAGCGTAATCGGCTGCGCATTTGCAGTGCCCCACGCTAGCCGGGCAACGCGATAGCCTTCGATGGATTGATAGATTTGTGCCACATCGGAAGCGCCGAGCGAGACTTCTGGCGTTTGAACACTCAGACCC